CGCCACGGACGAAGTATTCGTCGGTGGAGACGATCTCGCGGCTGGAGCCGTCGAAGACAGCCAGGCGGTCACGCACGTAGGAGTAACCTGCGTAGGTGTCAAATACCGAACGGTCGGTCAGGTAAGCGGTGTCGTAGTCCTGGAGCCACCGAAGTGCCCAGCCGCCGGCGGTTGCCGAGGCACCGAACGGGACGGACTTGGGGATGCGCGGGGTTCCGGTGAACACCAAAAATCCGCTGGACGCATACATGTAAGCCTCGTCGGCGGGGATTTGGGTCGAAGAAACCAGCGTGACTCCGGCGATGGTGCCGAGGGTTGCGGAGGTCAGCGCAGCGTCTCCGGTGCCCTGGTCCTTCAGGAAGCGCCGGGACTTGATGATCTTCTCTTCAAAGTCCACGCCGCAGATGCAGAACAGGGTGTCGTTCGGGGTGCGCATCAGCCGGAGGGCTTTCTTCGCCTCGACAATGGCATTGAAAAATACTGATTCGTCGGCGTCCTTGGCGGCCGTCAGGCCGGTGGAGTCGTCCTTGACGAGGATGACTCGCTCGTACGGGGCCTTGAGGATCTGATTGAGCACGCCGTGTTCGAGGTAGGAGGCGATGGAGCTGGTCTGAGCCTCCAGAATGTCCCCCCATCCGTCCTGGAAATCCCAGTCGAGCTGCTCGTCGGTCATCTTGATGGCACTGTAGGGACGATCAGCCGCGATGGTCAGCTGCACGACGGTCTCGGCGTATGAGTCCGTCACGATGGGCTGAGCGCGATCATTGCGCGCGGTGTAGGTACGCACGGGGACGGTGCCCTTGACGCGGTAAGAGAGGGTGTCGCCGACGGATGCGAAGAAGGTCGTCATGTCGGAGCGCTTGGTGACGGTGTTGCTGATGATGAGCTGGTCGCGCAGTGCGGAGACTGCAGCCTGGACCAGGACCGCCGGCTTCACCTTAAGGCTAGGCGTGTAAGTCATTTCGTTGTCCCTTTCGGAGGGCAAAAGAAAAGCGCCCTAAGGCGCTGTTGGTGGGGGAGGCTAGTGGCGGTTCTTTTTGTACTTTTCCCACTCGTCATAGCCGCTTGTTTCATTCGGCGATACGGAGGGGTCGAGTCCGCCACGGGGTTCTTGGACCGTGACCACGACAGGGTCATTCGTGGCCGGCTTCAGGCCGGCCAGCTTTGCTGCCTGGGCAGTGAGTTCCTCTTCGGTGTTGGCCGTCAGGAACTCGACCAGTTCGTCGCTCAGCCCGGACTTGCGGGCTACCTTTTCGCGGGCGAGAGCGACCTCAAGGTCACGTGCCTTTGTCTCGTACGCAGCAGTGGCCTGCTGCACTTCCTCCGGCGTCTTGGCGGAACCGAGCTTTTCCTGAAGGTCGCGGGCGAGGACGCGCTTGTCAGCGGCTTCCTTGCGGGCGTCTTCCAGCTCTTTCCGGACCCAGTTGAACTCCTTGGGGAACGCGGCCCAGGGGTCGGTTTCCACGGTGTTCGCCGGCGGGGTTGCTGCGGGCTCCTGGCCCGGCGTCTGCTGCTCAGACATGTTTTCTTTCGTCCTCCTGGGACTACGGTTTTGCGAAGATGGACACGCCGTGTGGCGCGCCGGGGTTGGCCTTGCGCTGCTTGTAGATCCAGCGCCGCCAGGCTTTGACTGCGTCATGGCCGCTGTAGCCGTCCGTCACGTCGATCCACTTCTCCTGGAAGTAGGCGTTGAGCGGAGGCAGCTCCGAGGCCCGTATGAAACGGAAGATCGGGTAGCAATGGCAGTGGATGTGATATTTGACTATCGCCTCGTCGTCTCCGACGCCCGCGGTGGCCTCGCTCTTGTAGACGAAGCCGCGGCCTGCGAGTAGCGCGCAGAATGCGCAGGGATCGGGGCCCGTTCCCCGCGCCACGGCGAGGACGAGCCTGTCGTCCCTGATGGCGTTGAGGATGGCGTTCCGTCCGCCGGCCATGCCGGCGGAGTCGACGGTCCCGGACCCGATGGATCCCGCGGAGTCGTGTGTGGTCTCGATCTGGGTCAGGGCTTCATCGGGGGACAGGTCCGCGCTTTTGCGCAGGTCGTTGACCTTGGTGGCGGCGTCCGTGGTCTGCTTCCTGAGCAGGTCGCGGTAGGCCTTGTCCACCTGGTCGGCCGACATGTCCTCGGGCCATGCGTACTTGTCGATCGAGATCGTCGTTGCGTCCCCGTCACCCTCCACGTCCAGCAGATCCTGGATGAACGGGTCCACCTCGATGTCGTCGAGATGGATCGCGCCCGGGAGGAAGTCCGGCGGGATCGAGGCGAGTTGCTCCTCAAACCAGCGCAGGTCGGGGTCGTCGCTGCGGGAGCGCGGCGACGGGAGGGAGGCGATGTCCAGTGCGGTGGCGCGAAAGTTGCTTCGCAAGTCACCGAGCGTGGTGCTGCCTGTAGTGGCTGGAAACCCTTCCGGCACGCCGAGCGTGCGTCCGGTCTCCAGAGCCCGGATCAACTGATAGTGCTGGACTGCCAGTCTTCGGGACAATATGCGGATGGCGACGATTGCCTTGAGGGAGAACGTCAGCCATGAGGCGGCCGTGCCCGCCGGGTTCAACGGGGCAACGGCCTGCCATTCGGCAAGGGACAGAAAGGCTGCGGCGAAACCGAGCCTGGCCTGGGCGGCCTGGTGGAGCCGCTCGGCCGCAAGGACCTCGGGGCTAGTTGCCATTCAGCGGCTTCTTCTGCGTGCCGTTGGGGGAGGTCGGCTTCGGCGCGCCCTGGGGCTGGCCGGAGACCTTCTGGGCCCGTGCGGCCGTGGCCTGCGCGAGCTTCACGTCCTGCTCCTGCATCTCCTGGATCTGCTCCTCGTGGAGCACGTCCCAGTCGTCGAGCTGGCCGTTGGTGACGCCCGGGATCATGGGCCACAGGCCCTTGCGCGGAACGTCAAGCATGGTCGCTGCCTTGCCGAGCGCATCCATCATGACGGCAACCGTCTTGGTGGTCATGTCACGCCAGCGGACTTCTCCGCCGTAGGACTCGGCGCCGGCCTGGTCGCCGGCGGCCAGGGCCCCGGTGCGCAGCAGCTCCTCATGGGACTCGCCCAGGGTGACGTGCAGGGAGTCGATCCATCTGATGAACTGGGCCTCGGCTGCGGCCCAGGCTTCGGCCGACAGGTTGGCCAGGTTGGAGATGGAGGCCAGCGGGGGGAACTGGCTCAGCGTGGTGAAGTTCCTCGCGGCCTGCTCCTCCTGGCGGATATATCCATCGAGCGGTGTCTCCTCCAGCTGTCCAAATTTGGTCGCCGGATCGTCACTCAGCAAGAGTGAGGCCTGGGAGATCTCGATCGGTTCAGGGATCGGCTCGTTGTTCGCATCCAGGATCAGGTCGCCATTCTCGTCCTTCTTAAAGGAAGGCATGAGGCCGGCGGCGTAGCGGACCTTGAAGGCGCCAAAATCGCTCGTCACATTCGTGGAGAATGTCGCCTGGTTCAGGCGGTCCTGCAGCGGAATGGCGGGCTTGACGACGCCTCTCGTGCGGCCTTCATCATCGAGGAAGCAGGTATACCGGATCACCGGGCACTTGCCCAGGCCGTGGGCGAAGGGCTTGCCCTTGACGATGAGCTTGCCGTTGGCGGCGTAGGTCATCTCCCACCGGTAGACGTCGTCCCAGAAGACCGCGAGGCCCGGGTACTTCTCGCCGCGCGGGTAGCTCTTGATCGTCAGGACGTGGGACGGCCGGATGTCATTGATCGGATCCCTGAAGTACGCCACAGTGTGGCGGGTCGGCAGGATGTCGAAGCGGATGTTCTTCGGGTCGATATTGTTCACCGCGACGAAGGCGTGGCCGTACAGCAGGACCGAGCGGTAGATGGTTCCTTGGCGCCCGTCCATGCGATTTTTTTGCCACAGGACCCATTCGGTGTTGGAGTTCTCCGCGGAGTCTTTCTTGGCTGCATCCTTGGAATCGAGCTTGCCTGCCGTGCGCCGGCGGTAATCGTCCACGAAGCTCATTTGGCTCGGCAAGTTGACCAAAAGTGGAATCCAGTTTGCAATACTTCTTTTCTGGAGATCCCTGATCTGCGGGGTCGCATTGCGGGGCGCGTAGGGCATGAGCTGCTTGCCGTCGAAATAGTCGTGGCACAGGTCGTACTCGACCCGGTCGTGCGACAGGCACAGCAGCATGTCCTCGACCAGCTCCATGTCGAAGTTGCCGGCCTTCACGTCAGGATTGGCGTAGATCTGATCCCGCTGCCCCCGGGAAAATTCGTCGAAGGTCGGCAATGGTTCTCCTGTGAGTTTTAAGTGAAGGTGTACAGCTTTCGGCTGAATTCCTTGGGGGGTTGCTTGCCGGACTCGGCGAGGGTGGTCAGTGCCATATAGGC